ATAGATTCGTTGAGTTTTAAAATAGAGCCTGCGCTCGCAGGATCTGCTTGAACCACGCTCATCAAGCGTTCCTCTCTACTCTGAATCATCCGATTGAATACCATACCTCGGCGCATTTTTGATACATCACGATTGAGATTATTGGTACTAAGGGCACCCTCTTTCGCACCCATCAACGTCTCTACTTGATCTAAGCTGAGTCCGAGGCCACTTAAAGCGATGCGGAGCATATCACCCTTCACCCCTTGAGATCTCATGGCCTCAATCGCTTGCATGGGGTTTGCTCGAAAGCGCTCAAAGTTTCGCATGACATCAAGAGGAGATTTGGCACCTCGTCCAGCGCTCGCAATCAACGCACCTCTCGCAAGTCCTCCGAACTGAGAACGGAACCCCCCCATGATCCCCCCAATGCCTCCGCCTAATCTTTGATAGGCAGTGACTGCACCCATCCCCTCAACCTGTCTAAAGCCTCGCCTCCTCGCCTCCGCTGAAATACCGAATATATCACGAGCCATCTTTGATTCGTCGATCTGTAAACCCTCGGACGCTATGCGCTGAGTATTCGACGCAATCGCCGAAAGTAAGCGCTGAGCGCCTCCCCCTGTCATTCCCATCTCTTGCGCTGAGGCCACTATCTGAGCGATACGTACAATACTCTCTCGAGTGCCACCCATCGCACCTCCACCCATCGCACCGCCTCGCATAAACTGCCCTACTGTCCCAGCATCTATTCCTCTTAACTGCAAACGAGCTAAACGGTTCGCCATACTATCTACGAACTGATTACTAAATACCTCAGAGCGCTCTCCGATTGACCTCTGTGTAGTTCGCAATGCGTTTAGTCCCTCAGATGCGCTGATTCCTAGTTTTGTGAATTGTCTACGAGCTGAGCGAGTACCTGCAAAACTCATCCCACTTAAAGCGAGCTCTGTTTGCGCTCTCTCAATTCCTGCGACTTGTCCGATCCTCGACATCCTACGCTGAACTACAGCACTCGCAAGGCCTCCCACAAACGGGAGCGCACCTGCTAGACTGCTGAGTCCCATCCCTTTCACCGCTTGCCCACCTAACCGCCCAACACCACGAAGCGCACTCGCTGTGTCCCCTGTTATTAACGTGCGTGCAGTGGTTGCTCCTGTGCTTACAAGTGCTTTTCCTGTCGTTGTTTTTAGAGCTTTATCGATACGCCGATCAAGCAACTCGATTCGATTCAGAGGGCGAGCCGTGTATCTTCCTGTTTTTGTGTCTCTTGCTCTCCCTTGTTCGTCATACTCTGACCCCTTTTGTAACGGCCTCCAAAAGCGATCAAGATCACGACGAGACTGTTTAAACGCAGACGAACTCGCATCGCTAACTTTTTTAAACCCATCTACCATTCTACGAATCGCAGTATTCACTGCGCTATCGTTAAGGGTGACTTGTATCTCAGATTTATGTTGCTGTTGTGCCATTTTTTAACCTCGTTGCTTTGCCCAAAACTCTCGCTCCCACTTGTCGCCAATTGGATCGCCTGTTTCGCTTGGTGCGTTTTCTTTTAATTCTACACGAGGCTTCTCAATATGCTCAAACTGTTCATTTGTTAATGTGAGCAACCAATACTCAAAACGATCACTAAAGCCGAGTGTTGGTGCGATTGGATCCTCACTTGATTGTTTGAGTGGGGACAGAGTAGCTTGAAGAAACGGAAACTCGGGACGACTCCTCATCTGTCGCACTCTCTCCCATAACTGATCGAAACCATGCGAGCGCATGACTCTCGACCTCCCCTCTCAAAGTGAACAATAGATCATCATCCTCTTGAATCCACTGATTTACCCAATCGGGCATATCAATCAAATACACGGAGATCGTCGCTAAAGCTGTGATTCTAGCTTGTGCATATTCAGAGAGCTGTGACCACGGAACACCAGCGAGAACCGCAGTCCTGCGGTCAATCATCATTCGCCCATCTCCATCGGGGATGCGAGATCTCACAGCACTATCGTACCGCTCTCCAGTTGGTGCAGTGTAAGCGAGATTTAATGTAATCTCTCTTGGGATTAATTGGACTGTTTCCGCTTGCGCTGTCTCTGCTTCATTGTTTAGATTTCTTAAATCCATAGTAACCTCGATTTGATTAGAGGCAAGCGCAAACGAGAATCAGTTAACCACGCTCATCAAAAATGCGCCGTGCTTGGAATGATGCGTTTACAGTAACGATTGAACCGCTTTGTACTTGCCATGCTCTAGACTCACAACGAGCCCCCTCGACTCGCCACACAGGAACATCGCTTATTTGATCATAAACTTCAAGTGTGATTTCGGGGAAATTGAGAACATCTACAGTTTCGCCTCTTGGCATAATACCGAGTTCATTTAAAGACTCGTTAGTAATACGCACAAAATCGGCTTGTACTGAGACGACACGACTCACAGGGACAATCTCCTTCGAGTCAATGTTACCGAGCACATCGACTCGCTGTAGTTGGATTTGCTCAGATGCGCTTACACCAGTAGCAAAGCCGATCTCCGAACCGTTGATAATCAGTTTTGCTCTTGCTCCGCTAAATACGTCTGCCATGATTTACTCCTAAAATCGTTGAATGGTTGCAGAGATACGAATGAAATTAAGAGGCTCAACAGGAGCGACAGTGTAACTAATCACTAAAGTATCACCCTCATCAGCAAGAATCACATCTCTATAACCCTTGATTACGCCATCTAACACTTGACGATTTAAACGAGCCTCAGCGATGCTCTTAATACGATTTGCTGTGAGGCTTCTATTCGCTTCTCCAATGAAGCGATCTAAACCGCTTCTCAGATCACGGATCGAAGCATTCACGCTCTCATTTGCACTCACTTCGCTGTAAATTGGGTTATCATCAGTCAAGTATGTAGTGACACTACGCTCCACTTGATAACCGAAAGCACCAAATGAGAGATTCACGATACCAGCTTTAATTGCGTCAGTCGCGTCTCGGTTTGCATCCCAAGGACTAACAACATCTAAAACATCGGGACGCTTGCGAGTTAATGGAGTACCCACTGAGCTCCCTGCTTGCATACCTGCCAACATTAAAGCGAGATATAGAGGAGCGAGGGTTTTAGTTTCTCCATTTGGAGCGACATACTTGATACTTTGACCAACAATTGCGATATTACGATCATTTAACACTTTGCTATAAGTGCCCTTAATCGCTGAAATTGATTGGTTCGCACTTGCGCCCATCCATGCGTTGCGCTCTCGGCCTGCAATCGCTGAGTTTACTAAGTGCTTCTTTACCTCTTTAAGCTCATTAATACTTGTTGACCAAGGGACAATGATTTGCAGATCACTCGCCTCAATTGTTTGTAATGCGGATGTCCAATCATCAAGTACAACAGTGGACGCTCCGCCCCCCGTTAAACGCTGTGAGATAGACGCACCACCATCACTCTGAGCGAGGCGCTTAGTTCCATTATTAGCACGCTCAACAGAGACAAGTTTTGAGACACGTAATGCTTGTATTACAGCATACAAATCAGCTCTTAGGTTTACTGAGTTATTGACACCCAAGATCGAATCAGATACAGCGTCGATCTCATTTGCAGGATATGATTCCCCTGCATCATAGCTCGCTGTAAATCCACTTAGAGCGTCAATCGCTGAAATAAGCTCATTTAAGTTCGAGTAATCTGAGGGATCAAACGCAACTTGCCCAGAAACCTCAACGTTTCCTGTGTATACCAAATCATCTGTGGCAACCTCAATCGATTCGATCACGCTGTAACTATTAGCGCTTGTTTGCTCAGCGCCGTCACCGCTCGCAAATGTTAGAGTCTCAGTCACAGAAGCACCAGATAAATCGGAGCCTGTGAGAACAACAAACACGGTATTCGTATGATCAACCTCGCTGAGAGAAATCGCAAGTGTTGACGAGCTCGCCATATCACTCACATCCATGCTTAAAGCGCCATTCTCAACAGCCTCGGCTTGTTCCCAACTAAACGCTACACTTGATCGAGTCGCATTGATCGAACACGCATCGAGAAGCGATCCGCTGTAATACACAGATGCAAGATCTCCGCTTTCGATGCCCTCGAAAACTTCTTCGATACCATCACGGGACACTGTGATTTTACATTGATCAGTGTTTTCATTCTCAACAGCGATTAAACAGCGATTGCCTCGTGCTCCCCATACTTTAGATTTTACCTGTAAAGCGTTGTTCCCATCTTCATCGAGAAGCATAAGACTCGCTTGAGTGCACTCTTGTACATTTAACATTGTTAAAGAGGCAACTCCAGCAGGGATACGATCGTCTAAAGAGGGCGAGAAAGCAATTTTCCCAAGCAACGCAAGCTCAGAATCACTCGCATCATAAGACACAAGTGCGGAGGCGCTTGTGAATGTCAGCGCCTCATTCTGTTCAAATTGCGGAAATGCGCCCACAATACACAGGCTCCCAGTAGATGGATTTTGACCACCGAGCGAGGATGCATCCACCTCGGCATAGACAGCAGGCCTAAAAACTCTTAGGCCATTTAGATTTAATGATGATGGCATTTTTGCACTCTCCTCTTGTGATTAGGTCTTAGTATAACATATTTATTATGTTGATACGCCTCCCGACACTCCGTTTTTAGATTGGTCTTCATGTAGTACGAGAACATCTTGCCCACCGTACACAGGGACATTAAACTCAGATGATGCAGGGATCGGAATACTCACATGATGATCACCTGTTACAGTGAGCCTGCGTAAATATAACCCGAGCTCCTCTGCGGATAACTCCTCCTCGGGTGATAGTCCATCCGATCCTCCGTACTCAATTAAATGATACCCAGCACGATGGAGAGGTCGGCGTGCAATCGCTACGGAAGCCCTTGCCAATACATGATAAACCCTCGCCATATCGGGCGATTTTGCCACAATTAACACCTCTACAGTCTCTCGAATCATGTATGTATCGACCGCAACACTCTCCGAGCTTCTGCGCTCGAAATCACCGAGTACATTTTGTTGTACATTCTCGGCCTGTGGAGAAACGACAAGCATTGGAGCCTCATCTGAGCCTCTTGCGTTTCGAGTCCTAAAAGTCGGATAATGCTCTGTAAACTCTGAAAACCAAGCGTTTAACGTAGACTGAGCGACACCCTTAAAAAGTGCGTTAAACTCATCTTGGCGAGCCTTATAGTAAGCAAAACCGCTAGACATCGCTGACAATATGTTTAAATCGAGTATCATTAATACACCATCCTAATCAATGCAGGGAGCTCTCGCAGTACATCATCAGCGATCCTACGAGCTTTTATCCCCTTACTCATCCACGCTTTCGGGTTTGTGTTTGCATAGCTTGCAGTCCTCCACGTTTGGTATCCGCTTGTTTGGGATCGAGGTTGTCCGCCTCTCCCTTTTGAGTAGGTGCTCGCACGTCTCACCATTCCAGCAAGGGGATCACTCACATGATGAGGTTTTAACTTAGGAACCATGTTTGCAGGTAGTCGGCCACCATAACGAGTTTTTCGATTTGCGTCGGTTGTTGTTGCTTTGAGTCGCTGAACTGCGTGCCCTATGTGAGTACCGTATCGAGAAACTAAATCTTTTTTTGTGTGGTGAAACGGAACGTGTAAATAAAGCTGTCCCTTTTTCGTGCGTCTTATGTTTCTCGTAGATGTTCGTAGTAAAAACTTACGCACATCATAAGCGCCACTTGTCCCAATCCCTCCGCCTCCCATACCTTGCTCGACCATGTGGGCGATGATTGCGGTTGATGGAGAAGCAGGTAAACCACAGATAAACCCTCTCTCAGTCACATTACGCACTTGTAATGAGCGTAAGTATGCAGGCAGTGTCGTTTTTAGCTTTTTACGAGCTAGCGCACTCCACTCCGCAAGCACGAGATCGGCGAGCGTTTGTGATCTCCTACGAGCCTCAACACCAGAGAAGCCTAGAGCTTTCACGAGTTCGCTGTAATTTGCTTCGATCTGTGCCATTTACGCACCCATAAACTCGAGACTACAATGCACTTGGATCGGCAAGGCAAGCGGTGTCTCAGTTGAGGATTTACGGATCCGCACCGAATCACGATGAGTATGAGGATGATCAGCAACGTAATAGCGAGGGCGTGCAAAATATGCAACACTGTATCGTTGCCCCTCTGAGGGAGTGGATCCCAAAACATCTCCCAACGAGAAATCAATAGAGCCATCTGCGGTTATCTCAAAATCAACTGTATCAGTGAGTGAATTATTCAGCACGCTTAAACCATCGGCATCCGCATATTGCAAACGGAGAACACGCACTGAGGTCTCACCTCCTGCGAGATCTAGGGTGCGTGATTGAATAGGATAGCGTAGGGACTCAATCGCTTGATTTGAGCGTGTTCTCGTCTCTCTAAAAACCATAACACTCTCAAGCACAGTGAAGCGATCCCCATACGCAGGCAGATGCTCGGGAAGCGTTGAAATACTTACCATCCCTCGGGCATACTCACCATATACAGCATATTTATCTGTAGTGGATGACCCACCTGTCACGATTGCTCTGATTTGTTGCGCTGAGTGCCAAAAATAACCGATCCCATCGCACAGCTCACAATCAGACCTTGCTTCTCCTGTTGTTTGATTTGTGGACTCAATGAGATTCAATGTAAACGAGGTTGAGTCTCGAGAACATGGACATTCAGCACACTGCTCCCACTCTAAATCGACACCTTTTGCAAAGACGAGCTTTCTATACTCATCCATGTTAAAATCGACTCTTGGCCGAATCTTGTTTGGTCTACGACTCTCAAAGGTGGCCATATTAAATCACTCCGAACTGAGTAACTCGATATTGTGAACGGAGTCCCATCATCACAAGTTTATACTGCTTGTCTAGTGATTCCGCTCGTGATGAATAACCAGAGTACATTGCTGATGATGTTGTGCCGATTGATTGAGATAACCCATCGATCCCTAAGCTCTGTGAAGCGATACCTGCACCGAGAATCAAGTCACCTGCAATATGTAAGAGTAGCAACGTAGACGCTTTAATTGCGATTGCTTGCTTTAAATCCGCAGGGAGTGTATCGAGTGTCCAATTAATTACTAGATCACTCTGTAAAGCACTTGGAATACTTAATGTAAAACCATCGTTCGAGCGTCCTGTCACTGAAACACTTGATTGATCGGTGCTAACCACGAAATCAATTAAAACACGCTCGCTTAGTGTCACATTGATCGAGGTTTCTCCCTGTGGGATTGTAGCCACTCCAGCACGCTCATCAAACCCTGCGGTGTAATCAAACTCGAAATACGAGGGGATATAATCTCGATTCTCATAGATTCCGAAGCCTCCCATTAACGGGACACCTGCACGGAAAAAATACGAGCCTAGAGACTCCTCACTTGGGATTAAATTGATTTGTCCATGTATCATCGATGTTGGAGTGATCCATGAGGTCGGGATCTCCACAGGCTGAAATGAGCCAAAGCGGATTTTCGCAGAATCAAACGAAATGATTGGTCTACGATCAAAACGAAATGGCCAATAAGAGAAACGCCCGTGTTTCTCTGCGTCGTGGCGCTCCCCTTTTACAGAAAAGGGTTCTATATTGATTCCTAGATCACTCTCAACGTGTTTGATCGCTGAGTTAATACTCTGTGTATAAATGATATCGGGGTAATCACTCCCATCATCTAAAGTGAGGTCAATTCCGAGTAAAACAGTATCCTTGAGAAACTGCGGAGTTATCTGTGAATAGATGCCCATTGAGACCTCAATTTAGATCATAGTGTGATTATTATTTCTTTGTAGTCGTGCGCCTCTTTTTAGGGGCACGTTTCGGAGTCTGCGAGGTTTCAGCTTCCCCAATAGAAACTGTTTCGTCAGTGGCAGATTCCGCTTGTGTTGTGGCAACCCATTGAAAACCGA